CGACTAATTTCCATTGGTTAGTTACTGCATTGGAAGCTTCGCACATTGTTGGGCAAACATTACTTGCAAATAGTAATGTACTACTTGCACTCGTTGTTGCCCAAGATGCTGTTGCGATGATACTCTCTCTTGAGGTCAAATCTGCGATTGCTAATTCATCTCTTGCCGGTAAACCAACTGTGGTAGGTGATATAGACAATTCATTCTTTGGATCCAAGGTTAATTTATCAACTACATTACTAATATGTGCTGATGCTAAACCATGGAAAGGTTGACTCTTAATTGGTGATGCATCCGTAATTATTGGATGATTAGTAAAACCGAACATTGTCGCAATAGCTCCTACAGCTTTTGCTCCAATAGATGTAGCTTTAGCGAATCGTCCAATAATTGGAATATTAGCAAAATAATCTGCAGCGTTTCCAATAGTTGAAGCAACTGATGAAACGGGTCCGTTAGGATAACTATCATCCTTTTCTTCCCCAGATTGTACAGCTAAATTAATAGTATTACCATATAATTTGACATTTTCAATCCATCCATACACAGTCACAGAAGGTGTCGAGGTTATACCAGCATTAGCAACAGATGCTTGAACTAACTGCCAAATCTTCAATTCACCGAAATCATGACATTCTTGTAGAGATCCAATCTCCAACCAATTTTTGTAATGGAAAAATGGGAGTACCATTTCACTACCTTGTGATGTTGATAAATCAACCCACGTGGTAGGTCTCTGGGATAGACAAATTTTATTATTTCCATCACTATTGATAAATGTGAGCCCTGTTTGTGGTGTGTAGGTATAACCTATCATACCATAAACAAAAGGTGTACTATTCACAACAATCTTCAATTTAAGGGTACATTGGATATAAGCAAAATTGTCTAATTTCTTAGCGATGCGAGTATTGGAGAAAAACATTTTCCAAATTTGATAATCAGCGGTTGCAAAAGGGGCTCCCGGTGTAAAAGTTGTATGAATCAATTTTGTAGGTCGACTCAAAAATTCGCCTAACTTGAAATCTTCAGTGTAAATATCAGTAGCCACATCATCATAAATTGCCGCATAATTTACAGCAGATGAAACAGGCATATTAATGGTTACAACTTCGGATTGTTCTTCGTTAGATTCCATCTTCGATTCGGCTTCTTCTTCTCCAGATTGTATAGTTAAACTGTTCATATTAGTGTCATTGTATTCACAACCAGTTACGACACTAGTATCCACGTATTCTAACTGTGTACGTGAGCCACAGCAAGCACTTCCACAGGTGCTTGAGACTCTAATTATATTTCCGAAGGCAAGTTGTTATACGATACAAAAGATAGCCACTCTAAGTGTAAAGTCTACCCGTTTTCCTTAAGGCCGGTAGATCGCCGCATACTAGTTTAAATTCCAATCACAACCACTAGATACAAATTGTAATTGACCACACTTTAAGGTAGTAAGCACCGAGTGTTCCTATTATCTATAAAGAGACAAATGATAATCAACATTAAATTCTCTAATTGATTTAGAAATATCATTATATTGATTATGCAATTCTCTCCAGGTCGGGAATGTGCTTCCGTCTACGTACACCTCAACTTCTGGCGTCAATGAGACTATATGTTGGAGAAAGCTTCTTTCTTTCTCAAATGTCTCACGTCCATACCAGAAGTATTCACGAACAGCACTCCCTATACATTGTGCACTTTGCATCTCTTCAGGGATAGTTTTAGATTTAACATTAACCATCAGTGATTTCCTAATTGATTCTACATCTAAAGGACATACATATCTCTGAAATTCATGTTCAAATCTAAAATTTCTCTTCAAGAAATTGATTTTTTGAATATTCATAAGATCGTAATCACCAGCCTCTTTATCAGCAGGTGTAATCTTTAATCCGATCTTCGCTAGCTCACCCTTGAGTACTCTGAAATTAAAGAATCCACAGTATGGATTAACTCCTCCTACAAAATCATCACCGTAGGTCATAAGAGTTATATTTTTCTTAAAATCAGAGCATATTTTCATGGGGTGCACCTTTGAATATGCATATCTTAAATACAAACTATTACAATGACTATTTACAAGTACAGTGAGAGCTTCACCAGAAACATGACCCTTACACATCTGGATGAGGGTTCCGTTAAAATTGATGAAGGCAAAGGCTAGATCATAGCCTATACACCAACATCTATTTATATGCTCTTGTGAAGCACCACATTTCTCCAATACTTGAGTAATCACTCGGAAAACTGCTAAAATAGCAACAGCTTCCATTGATTTATCAAACTTGGAATGGTCACCATCAAAAATTCTATCTTCACCAAAATGAGTTAGATATTTGTAGATATGATCCCATTCAACAGATTGAGCAATCGTACCTGCAGCACATTCCGACACAAATTTATTTTCTTGCATAACCTTCGTGTAAGATAACAATTCTCTTCGTGTCACGAAAATGTGTTCAACAGGTCCACCTGTAAAAACTCGTGTATTCTTCTCTTTAATTTTCTTGAAACTCCTAGGTTCATCCTTGAGTGATGCCATATATATTGGATGATATTGTGTTAGATTATCATATTTGTCAGCACACTTGGAAACTCTTGCCATTATTTCGTCGTCGAACTCAACTGGATCTTGGAGTTCATGTTGAGGTTGGATGTTGTTAATAAAATGTTTCTTCGATTTATTAAATGGAAAACCTGCACTTGTGTTTCGATTTATTTTATCCACAAATCTTACACCAGCTGCTCCATTAGTAACCGTAAAATCATCATATTCAATGAGTTTAGCTTTAGCTTCATCATCCAAACCTTTAACGATATCTTCGGCAAAAGAATCGGCACACTTCATAATGGTATCAACCTCTATATGTGTTCCAGAATCTAAAGAAGGTAGCAAATTGTTGTACCAAGGTTCCCATCCACGCATGACTGGTTTGCCATGTGTCAGTTTATAACCATAGTCGGTTAAAACATAACTTAATGGACTGGGTTCAACATGTGATTTAGGTTTAGTTCTATGTCCGTTAAAAGATCCATAAACGATAGCATTACCATCAGGTATGAACCTTACTTCAGCTTTAGTATTTAAAGGACCCAATTGTTGGGGCACACTCTCACTGGTATAATTTACATCACCAGATTGAACCATGGGCACTGGGAATTTGGATAACATATTATCTATATCATTCTCAGTAACCCTTAGTGAGTACCGTAAATTTTGTTCTGATTTGGCAACGTGTATCCCTAATATAATAGGTCCACAATTATCAAAGCTTAAACAAATGGAACCACAATCTCCTCTATCAGTGTCCTTCTGAGAACGCATAACCCAAACCTCACCCTTGACGTTTAGATCTTTAATTAACATGCTTTCTCTTCTGACATTCAAGATTCGGTTTGTTCTAAGTTCACCAGTACGATCTCTATCTAAAAGGTAACCTTGATGGACACCCTTGAGACCTTCCTGGCAAAATAAACTTTTATAATTTCGCCTAGGTCTACATTGTGGTAACCAAACGAGACATAAGTCTCTTTCTGGCCACCTGTAGATCATTGAGCTAGAGAGCTTAATAT